CGGTCGTAATCGCCGTCATGGTTATAGATGAAGAGCAGCCCGCACAGGAACGGCGATGAGCCTTCGTGAACGTACATTTTGTGCCAAGCTTCGCTGACTTCCATGCACGCCATGGTCTGCGCGAGATCCTCAAGCGCGCTTTGAATGGAGCCGGTGTTGATGCGGTTGCTGGAATAGCTTTTCAGGTCGCAATTAAGATAGGCACGGCGCAGTGAGTAGGGCTCGTCATAGTAGAAGACTACGTCCGATGGATGTGTCTTGCGCGGCGAGTGCCTTTGGTTTTCGCAGGGCCAGTTCTGATTCCATGATCCGGTCCGACTCCAGAAGAATCGGGCAAAAAGGTCATTGGAGACGATCTCGGCCAGCTTGGCGATATTGTTGGTTTCGGCCATTCATGCTCTCGAAAACCTTCCGCGCAGGGCGCGCGAGTGGCTCCAAGAATTGTATCCGATTGCACCGGGTGAAATGCGAAAGGGCGATTCAGCACCTGCCCACTCTGACGAAATGTGAGTCGCGCGCCGACACCCAGCCCATTTGGAACGCCATCGATTACTCGCGTGCCGACGCCGCGTTTACTGTCTCTCGGTCTAAAATCTTCAATCAGCGCTCCGAACGCATCCACCATTCCTGGGTACTACCCGCCGCGCTGCAACAGCGCGAGGGCAATCATCCCGTAGGCATCGGGCTGGCGCACCGTGGTCACCGTATACTGCGCGCCCCACGCGGTTACCCAATCGCCCTTTACCGGCGGATTCGGGAGATCCGGCGGATTCACCGAGATCTCTTCGAAGTTCGCCAGCGCGCCCGACTCCTCACGCACGCGGGCGTGCCGGACTGCGGTGATGGTCAATGGATCGCCCACCGCAGTCCCGGCCTGCACGGGTTGGTACACGATTGGCTCGCCGAACGTTTGCTGCATGACGATGTTCGCCGCTGCATCGATTGCGGACCAACTGGACATCAGGGTTTACCCGAGCGTGATGATGCTGTAGTACGCGGTCACGACCAGCGTGCCGTTGCCGGTGGCGAACGCAGCCGTGCCATTGGTGATATCGATGCCGGTCGCCGCCGGGGGCTGGTAAGCCGCCGAAGGAGGAGCCAGCACGTTGACGCTCGCGGTGCCGCTGTTCACGGTCGCCGCCGCGAGGTTGCCCGCATGCGGATTGATGCTCGTCCCGTGGTACTGGAACGTCACCGCACCGCCGCCGGTGAAGTTCGTGCCGCCCGGTTTGGTCTGAATCACGAACTGGTCGGGCACCACGACCTGGCCCGCAAGAGGCGCGGGAATGATATTCACAGGCGTGCCGTTCATGGCCTCGATCTGCGCGGCGGTCAATACAACCGTGATCTTCTGCAACAGGCCGGGGTCCATGTCCGCTGAAGTCACCAGACCGATGGAGCAGAGATTCAATCGCACGCGAACGGTCGCGTCGCCGGTCAGTCCGCCCGGTGCGTTGACGCCACTCGCCTGGCAAAGGTCGGCAACGCCGATCTCGCGGTTCCCTGGAGTCGTGGAAGGCGATGCGGGTGGAGCCGACGTGGCCACGAGGTTGACGTTGTCCCAGTAGACTTTGTCGCCGGGGTTGAACGTGCTGCCGTCCTTAGCGAGGTCGTAAACACCCCACGTGACGATCTCCAATGACGCGCCCGAAGCCGCGCTGAAGACCGCGACGCCGAAAAGATTACCAGCAAGGACGCCCTGCCCGGTAACGACGGTGTAGGGCGCGGTGACGGTGAGGGTTTCCCCCCGATGTACATAGTTCTGCATGATCTGTTCTCCTTTTTCCTGTTGAGTTTTTTATGCGCCCGCGCTCTTTTGCAGGCCGCGATAATCGATTGCCGCCGCGCCGAAGTCCATGCGCGCTTTGATCTCGACGCCGTCCACTTCGAAGCCCTGCCGGGTCTCGATGTACACGCCCTGCTGGCCTTCGAGGTAGCAGTACTCCAGCGTGTCGATCAGCGCGGGATCGGTGAACAGGAACCAGTTGGTCGCGGTGCCGGTCGAGTTGTCGAGACGCGGCTCCACAACCGGAACCAGCGAACGGACCCACTCGGGCACCACCTTCGTCTGGTCCGAAGAGGCGATGTTGATCGGGTAGATCAACTGCAAGGCGTAAGTTTCAAGCGACGGAGGCACCGCCATGAAGCGCGGCACCAGGTCGAGCGGTGTTCCCTGCGGAGCCTTCTGGAGCCGCATCTGCACGCGGGCTTTGGCCAGCGCGGTCAGCGGAGCGGAACTGCCCACCGTGGGATCGATGCTGCTGGCCACGCCGCTGAGCAGGTTGCTGTGCGCGGTGTGGAAGATCGCTTTGCCGTCGAGCGTCATCACCGGGTTGCTGGTGATCAGTCCCCAGACCGTGTTCGATTCGAGCTGCGCGGCCGCGACGCCCAGAATTGCGGGGATGCGCGTCATGGCCTGAAGATCGTCGTTGATGATGACCTTGCGCGTGATGGCCACGACCTCGCCGAACGTCTGGAGCGAGTAGTTCGTGTTCATGTCGGTGAGGTTCGCCCGGTGGTACTCGCCCTTTTCGTTCAACTGCTGAAGGGCGGGAGCGTCGCTCAACTGCACGCGGTTGATCGGCTTGAAGTCGGGCGCGGTCACCTGGCGGCAGAACGGCTGGAAGGTGCGCGGATAGGACTCGTAAGCCTGCCGCAGCGTCTTGTTGGCGACGTTGGCGAGGATCGCGGGGAAGTCCGAGGTCGATTCGGCGCCTCCACCGAAGTATTCCGCTCCGCGGCTCGGAGCCTGCAACGCCAGTTCGGCGATGCGGTTCTTGTTCATGCCCCGGTGGTTGATGCCCCGAATTTCGAGGGACTCGCGGGCCATCTCCATGAGCGACAAGCCCACGTACTCGCGTCCCATTTCCTCGGCGCGCCGCTGATTTTCCGCGCCGCATCCGTTCAGCAGTTCTCCGGTCTTCGGATGCTTTGCCAGGAAGAACTTCGGATCATGGCGCAGCAGCATGGCGTTCTGCATTGCAGCCAGCCGGGTTTCCCCGCCATCGCGGGTGATGCTCAACTCGCTGCGAATGGGCCGGTCTTCGCCGCCCGTGGTTTGCTGACCCTTTGCGCTCAGCGCCGCGAAGGCCTCGACGCTGAACTGGTCTGCCGTCTTGCCGTCGGAGATTGCTTTGCGGACAAAGTCGTCTCCGAGAATCGATTTGAAGCGAGTGGCGCGGTGTTCGATTTCAACAATGCGCTCTCGCTCCAGCTTCACTGCCTCGCCGCGCGCTGCGACGAGTGCCTGTTCGTTCACACGGGCCTCTGCGCCCGCCGTCTGTGTGGTGCTTTCTGCCATGGCAGGTTTCTCCTTATGTGGGCTTGAGGCCCGTGCTGCTTGCCCGTCAACCTCGGCGGACAAAAACGTTGTGTTGAAATCGGCGGGGACCGGAACAACGGATATCTCGAACGGTTCCCAATCGGTCGCCGTGAACATGCCGATCTCGTTCGGGTTGCCATACGGCGGCTTGCCTTCCGTCTGAGCCTGTACCGTTGTCTTCTCGCGGTTGTAAATCCACGCTCCGAAGCTCAGGTTCTGCACGATCCCGCTGGACACCTTGCGGAACAACTCAGCGCCGTCTTCATCGCCGAGATCGAACTTCAGGGTGGCCATCCCGTTCGCGCCGTCCGCCCACGCTTTGTTCACGACGCCGACCTGCGCCTTGGTACCTGCCTTCCCGGCAACCACGGACTTGTAATCGTCGCCGGTGAAGTGGGTATCGAAGACGGGTGCGCCCGCGTTCAGGCGGTCGAGGCGCGCCCCGCCCATGTCGAGCGTGAGCATGTACGGATCGCCGGTGTCGGGGTCTTTCCTCGGAACCTGCGCGCCCGTGTACCAGACGACGTCAATCGTGCCGTCCTTCTCGTTGGCCGTGCTGGCGACAGGCTTTGCATCGGACGCGGCGAAAAACTCAAGCGCCTGATTTGCTTTCATGGTTTGAACCTCTTTTCTACGAGCGATAAATTCGGGAAGGCGAATCCCACGACCGCGAAGCGGGCGTTCCCGAGAACAACTCCGCAATGTCTTCTGCATCCGCATTCGAAACGGCGGGGACCTTCGAGCCGGGCATAGTAGGCTTCGAACTCGGTGTCCGCTCGTCGCTTGCGGCAGGCTGCTCCTGGCCGCGATCCGTCACGTTGCGCGGGTCGCAATCCAGAATGATTTCGAGCTTGTCGAGAATCTTGTTGACGCGCGCGATCTTCTGTAAGCGTTCTTCCGGGTCATATCCGTTGCGCGAGATCGCCTCGAACAGATCGAGCGTCCCGGTCCTGATCATCTTCAGTTCCGCGGCCGCGTCCTTCACCGGATCGACGCTCTCGAACTTCGGCGCGGTCCACTGCACTGCGTGTACAGCGATCTTCGGATCATCGAGCGCCTTCTGCGGAATCTTTCCTTGAAGGATCAACGTATCCACGAAGCGACGCCACACCGGCATGCAGAACAGCGGAATCAGTGTGAGCCAGCGGTAAGCCTCCACCGTGTTGCGGAACCCCAGCATGCCGCCGCGCCACGAGGAGTAATTCACCTGCGACATATCGCCGGTTCCCAATTCGTACGGCAGACCAATGCCAGCCATGATTCCCTGCAACTCGGTCATCTTGTACTCGCGGTAGCCGCCCGCCGCCGGAGGATTGTTGAATTTGATCTCCTGTCCCGGCTTCAGGTACTCGACCATGCCCGGTTGAAAGGTTTCGACGGGCGCTCTGGTGACCGGGTCGGTGCCGGAGATGCCGAGCGGATCGCCCTCGATACCTTCCGGCTGCTGCACGAACGCGGTGACGCACGCCTCTACCTTCTTGCGCACGCGCTCCGCGTCGCAGTAATCGTTGAGGTCTCGGAGCGCCATCATGACGGGCGAGAGCCACGGCACGCCTCGGACCTGGCCGGGCCGGAGCACGCGATAGACGTGCATGATCTGATCGGCCGGCACGGGCTGGCTGATGATTCCGCCGCGCGGATTCAGGATCAGCACTCCACCCGGGTGATAACTGAATAGCCAGTAGGCGGCGCGTCGGCCCATCTCGTCGAACTGGACGCCCTCCATCACGTGGCCGTTGATCAGCCCCATGGTTCGGGACTGGTCTAAGAAATCTGCCTCCAGCATTTGAAGCTGTAGAGGAACGCGCAGATTAGAGGCGGCCAGACGCGGGCGAAACCGTACGAGCGCTTCGCCGCTTTCCGCCATCGTGCGAACGGCCAGCGTTTGCATCCCAAAGAAGTCCAGGCGCTGCGGCGTGTCGCAGGCATCCGCGAAGAAAGGCCATTCGGCGTCGATGATCTTGTCGATTGCAGCATTGCCTGTCTTCGCCTTCGGAACAATCCCGGTCCCGACTACATTTCCTGCCAACTCTTCAATCGCGCGCGCCGCATACGGATTGTTGCGGATCAGATCG